AGTAAATGAGTTGGCCGCTGAAGTTGCAGAACTAAAAAAACAATTAAATAAGTAATATTAAAAATATATAAAATAACATGGCTATTTTAAGAAACGATACAACAGTAAGAAGTGCAGATGGTCAAACAACATCAGCCATTATAACTGCCGCCAATATCGGCAATTATGGTATATCCACTACTTCTACTTATTATATTGGTACAACACAAAATGTTTTTAATAGAGCAAGCGGCGCACAAACTTTGACAGGAGTAAGTATTGATGGTAATGCGGCTAATATTACTGCGTATACAATTAATCAAAACGTAGGAACTGGTAATACACCATCATTTGCCGGTTTAGTTTCTTCTGCTGTCACTAATTACGCTTTTTTACAAGTTACTGACACAAACAATTTTTGGATAACTCCTGGAAATAATAACTGGGGTTTATATTTTGAAACTAGTGCTGGAGGATTATTGGGCGGAACAGGAGATTCAAATAGATTGGGATTTGTTGGTGCAGGAAATGCACGTTTTTATGTTGATTTAAATAATGGTAATGGTTGGTTTGGTGGTTCATTGACTGCTAATACAGATAGTCGCGCACCTATATTTTATGATACAAATAATACGGCATATTATTGCGATCCAGCATCAGTAAGCAATTTAAATGCTGTAACTTTAAATAGAAGCGGTAGCGACGGTTATTTAACTCTTCCCGGTAGCGTAACTGTTTCAAATGTCTCTGCTGCTGAAATGGTTATTAGAGGTCTTTCACAATTAAGATTTAGCAATTCAACAAGTTGGGATTGGAATGCTTGGGCAGGTTTGAGATATGATAATGCTACAACAACTATTTATTTAGGTGGACCAGCGGCAACAGGAATATTTACTCAAAATGCAACACCTCCAACTGTTACAGTTAGTTTTGTTGGAACAAATAATGTAACTAGTGATTCTAATTTTAAAGCTCCTATTTTTTATGATAGTGCGAATACTGCTTATTATTTAGACCCAGCAAATACAGGAACTTCATTATTAGTTGCTGGTAATGTTGGAATAGGTAATACCAGCCCATCTGCAAAACTTCATGTTTTAGGATCTTCTTATACAACTGCTAGTGCAGCTAATAATAATGTAAGATTTGAAGGAGGCGGTGGAAATGGGCTTGGATTTGGCACTATAGATGCAACTTCAACATATGCTTCGTGGATACAATCTGGATATGTTCCTAATTTTGCAACAGCAACATATGCTTTACTTCTAAATCCTTTAGGTGGAAATGTTGGTATAGGTACAACAAGTCCATCTTATATATTAGATGCGAATAGTACAAATGATAATGCAATTAGAATAAGAAATGGTGCTGGTGGCGCTAATAATGGTTTAGCATTATCTGTTGGTAGTGGTAGTCCTTGGCTAGATATAATAGAAGGTGTCGAATTCAGAATTAAAGGAAATACATATGCTAATATAGGTACATGGAATAGTGGAAATAATACGAAACTACTTATAAATTCAAGTGGTAATGTTGGTATAGGTACTACAAGTCCATCACAAAAATTACATGTTGTTGGAACTGGATTCGCTAGTACTGATTTTCGTGCGCCTATTTTCTATGATAGCGATAATACGGTTTATTATATAGATGCTGCAAGTACAAGTAATTTAAATGCTTTAACTGTTGCAGGAGGCAACGCTACTATTTATAGAGATTTAATTATAAATGGTGGTGCAAGTGGGAATTTTGGAAATAGAATAATAGTCCAAGGAACAGCAACTACTTATACTTTACAAGATAGTAATGCTAGACCTACAGTTTATTTGACTGGTCAATATCCTGTTGTTACATTAAATCATACCGTTACAAACAATACAAATCATGGACCAACAATTCAATTCACATTTAATGGTTTAACTACAGGCGGATCGACAAGTAGACAAGTAGTTATTGGTCCTGATGGTACTGGTTCTCGTTTAGATTTCGGTTTTAGCGGTGGAGGTTATGGCACAAATTCTGATTACAATCCTCATAACGGTATAGCTGGTTATAGCGGTATAACCGCAATGAGATTATTTAGCAATGGTCTTTTAGTTGGAAATACTGGAGCCTATCCAAATCAAATTACTTCTACATCTTATGCATTAGATGTAAGAGGAACGGGTTATTCCGATACAGATTTTCGCGCTCCTATATTTTATGATAGTGCAAATACTAATTTTTATTGCGACCCAGCAAGCACAAGCAAATTCAATGAAATTTGGACCACTGATAATGGAAATAATACCACAGCACCTCGTTGGGACACTTCATTCTATGTAATGCAATCTCAACATTGGTACAGTCATACAGGTACATCGACAATGTATGTTGGTGAATCTGGTGATTTTGTTTATATAAGAGGATATTCTACTGCTGATGGTTCTTTTAGATCTCCAATTTTTTACGACAGTAATAATACATCTTATTATATTGATGCGGCAAGTACTAGTAGTTTGAACGCTTTAACAATGGCTGGCACCATTACAGGAGCATTAGATGCAACTGTATCTTTTACTGGTGGTGTTTGTACTGCTGCGTCATATAATTATATTTTAAATGGTGCGAATGATACTGGAAATAAATTAGTAATATTTGTAAACGGTTCTACTAGAACTGCTGATGGTGGCGTCAATGCTTTAACGATTAGAAATGATGGTGGAGCTTTTGTATTAGGTTCAGGTTCTTATTTAACAAGTATTCTTGGATCATCCGTTACGATAAATGGAAATGCAGCACTAACTAGTGCATCAACTTTAACCGCTGGAAATCTGAGCGGAACTATTCCTTCTGGAGTATTGGGTAATAGTACATTATATGTTGGAACTACAGCGATTGCTTTAAATAGAGGATCTGCAAGTCAAACATTAACAGGCATAAGTATTGATGGAAATGCTGCAACAGCAACAACTGCAACAAATGCAACTCAACTCGGTGGCGTTGCTGCTGCAAATTATGTTCGCAATGATGTTGATGGTTCAAATTCTACAGCATTATTCAGATTAACTACAATAACTAAATCTCTAACAATAACTACAAGTTGGTTAGATACTGGTATTGTTGGAGCAGATTTATCAACAGGTTGTTATATGATAAGTGTTTATGTTGATAACTATGCTGTCAACGGCGGACATTATCAAGAAACTTATACAGGTATGATGAGTTGGTTCAGCACTGGAACAAATTCTACAGATTATGATGAAATCGTATTACATAAATCTGGTCATGCAAGCAATGGAGCTTATATAAATCTTAGAACAATAAGACAATTGTCTGGTAGTACTAATTTAAAACTACAAATCATATCAAGTGTAAGTACAAATGGAGCATCAAACTACGTATTTAAATTCAGAAGATTAATTTAATAATAATTTATAACATATGTCTTTACGTTTAAACCAAATTTTAGGTGGCGCAGATATAAGATCACCAATCTTTTATGATAGCAATGACACAAATTATTATATTGATGCAGCGAGTACATCGGTAATAAATATATTGCAATTTGCAGCAAATACTGCTCAGATAATTGGAAATACAAGTTCTTCTTATGGAAGTCTTGATGTTAGAGGTGTTAGAAACGGTTGGAGAGGCATACATTTTAACGCTGGAGGTAATGCTCCTCATTTGATGTTCGATGGATCTGCAAATGGTGGCGTATATTTTGAAACTGGTGGAAGATGGGCTTCATATTATAGTTATGGAAATAATTGTTGGGGATTTGGAACGTCAACAACAAATTCTGCTTATAATATATACGCTCCAACTGGTGTGTATTCTGGAGGACGAGTTGATGGAACTATATTTTATGATTCTAATGATAGCACATATTATGTTGATCCTGCGAGCTTTTCATTAACTTCTTCTATTGGTATCGGTGGATTAACTAGCAGCAACAATGTACAAATGTATGATTCTTATGTTGATGCTAGTAGTAGCTATCTACAATCTCCACCATTAATAATAAGAAAAGATAGTTCTGCAACTGGCGCAATCGATCAAGCTCCTGTAGGTTTGTTCATTTATAATTTAAATGGTACAAACAATACATGGACAAAGTTGTCGATGGGTAGCCGCGAAGCTGTTGGTGCAGGTAATACAGTAAGTATTGCAGGTTTAGCAGCGCAAAAAACCGCTGGAACTGCAAATGCTTGGGCTACAGGTAATTTACATTTTTGGACAAAAGCTGGTGGTACACAAATCACAAATATGGTTGCATATTCTGCTGGATATGTACAAAGTGATTATAGTTTTAGATCTCCAATATTTTATGATAGCAATGATACCACATATTATATAGATCCTGCTGGTACATCAAGGTTGGTGGCTTTATGGGTTCGTGGATCATCTGAAACTGTTGGTAATATCTATGTAGGCGGAACAGCTGCTGGGGATAGATTAAATATAAATTACGATCAAATTTGGACTCCAAATGGTAACTTACATTTGCAATATAGTGGTGGTGGTAACATTGACATGAATTATGGTGGAGGTTTTACTTTCAGTAGAACTTCGCTTCGCGCACCAATTTTTTATGATTATAATGATACAACATACTATACAGATCCAGCAAGCACATCAAATATACTAGAATTAAAAACAAATAGAACTTGGTATGATAGCAGCGCCAGTGTTTGGGGCGGCGGTATCAATATGGCAGGAAATAATCCAAGTATTGGATTCCAAAGCACATCATCAACTTGGTGGTATATGTTGCATCATGCAAGCAGTGCTATAAATTTTTATAGAAGAAGCACTAGCGGTTCTTGGAATCTTGATGGTGTTTGGGATAGTTCTGGTAATTTTATTTGGCAAGGATCATCAGTTCGTGGGCAAATTTTTTACGATAATAATGATACAACATATTATGTTGATCCAGCATCATCAACAATATCTTCTTATTTGAAAGCAAGTCAGTTTGTTGGTAATTATAAAATATTTACTATTAATGATTTGTCAGCTAGTGGTACTCAAGCTAGAACATTTGAAATTGCTCGTCTTGGTATAGATTATAATGATTGGAACACTGTTGGAACATTTGAAGTTGAATTACATGAAAAATATTGGAGCCAAGGATTGAAAAAGGTTTATAATATTTGGTATGGATATGTTAGCAATTCTGGTATAAAATTGGTTGAGTGGAGAGGAGCTGGAACAAATAATTTTCAATGCAGAATTGGCACTCAAGTTCAAATAAGCGGTGATAGTTATTATTTACCTGTATATGTTGATGTCAGAAATTATGGCATAGTCGATGTAGTAATAAAAACTAATAGAAATTATACTACAAATAGTAGTCCTGCAATTAATTATTCTTATATAAATACTGCTCCAAGCGCAACAAATATTAGTGATTTTACAGCGGATAGCGATTTAGAAATTAGCACATTAAATAATGCGAAATTAAATGGAAACCCAATCTTAAGTTCATATAACTATACAAATTATACATTACCAATAGGTGGATCATGGTATGGAGTAAATCTTCCTGGTACTCGTTGGAATGGTATGACAGTAAATGGTGGTGAAATTGTATTTGGAAGAGACTTGCCAAATAATGGTCAAATGGGTATTTTAGTGGATGGTTGTTATATTGCTGGTGAAAATAATGGTTTTTGGTCATTAAGTAGCTCAAATGATTGGACTACAAGAAGAGGAATGTATTGGGATGGTACATATTTAAATTTTACAACTAATAGCGCAATTTCTATATTCACTGATGCTAGATCTACAATCTTTTATGATAGTAATAATACAGCTTATTATTTAGATCCTGCAAGCACAAGTAATCTAGTAGGTTTAACCGTAGCAAATACAATCACTGGAAGTATAAGTGGAAACTCTGCAACAACAACATTAGCCACAAAAGCTACAAGAGCAAATGGTGATTTTTTTATTGATGATAACTATGGTAACAGTGTAGTTGGTTTATATTCTGCAAATAGATATCAAGGAGTATTTGCAATGGGTAATGCTTATAAATTAGCTGCTGACGGTACTGGAGTTGGCACTTTGTATGGTATCGCTTGGTCCCATCCTAACGCTGGTGGAGTAGCTGCTAATTTAAATGATCACGGAGCGTTGATCTTACTAAATGGTACATATGCAGCAGCAATTTCTAGTAGCATTAGATGTGCTACTGACATGAGAACTCCAATTTATTATGATAGTAATAATACCGTATATTATTGTGATCCCGCCAGCACAAGTAACTTGAATGCTATTACTGCAGCCGGTAATATAACAGCAGCACAATATTATACTGGTGGTTGGTTCAGAAATAATGGTAGTGGAAATGGTTTATATAATGAATCTACTGGTCAACATTTTTATTCTGATAGTGCTAATTATTGGAATGTTGCAAGCTCTGCTGGCGCACAAGGAATAAGATTAAGAACTGGTGGGCATAACGGTACTGTTCGCGGTTATTTTTATGCAGATACTAATAATGACGTAGGCTTTTTGAATCAAGATGGTAGTTGGAGATTAAGAGTTGTTGGAGGAGACTATGCATTGGCAGATGGATCATCAATGAGAGCGCAGATATTTTATGATAGTAATGATACAAGCTACTATGTTGATGCTGCCAGTACAAGCGTACTGAATAGAGTAAATTATCAACAATTAAGAAGAAATTTTGGAGCTTCTGTTTATTCTGGTCCACCAAGCGGATCGAATATAGTTAAAACTTTTTCTGGAGTTTTAGTTGCTGGTTCTGCTAATGGTAGCACTAATACATACACAGTAATAGAAACCAGTATTCCACAAGGTAATTATCAGATGGGTGGATTTACTATAAAATGGTTTGAAAATTATAGTAGCACAAATGCAAAAACTACAATAGAAATTGCTGGTTATTGGAATCCAACATCAAATGGAGGATTTATTGGCTTTGAATTTACAAGTTCAAATCCAAATGTACAACCAACGATTCAAGTTGGCGCTAATGCATCTGGTAATACTGTTTTTATTCTTACTCATTATAGTTCAAGTTATCCAGTAATTGTTGCTAGAGATTTATGGTTTGGATATAATAGCTCAGATGCTGAATATGGCACTGGTTGGACAATGACGAATACTAATTCTCTTGCAGCGTATTCTAATATAGTTTCAGCAACATTAAGAGTAGGTCCAACATTAACTGGAACGGGCGCAAGTGGAACTTGGGGAATAAGTATCACAGGTAGTTCAGCATCTTGTACAGGCAATTCAGCTACAGCGACGACAGCTTCATCTTGTAGTGGAAATTCAGCTACAGCAACAACCGCGACAAATGCCGGTTGCGTAACTTCAGATACAGGAAATGTTGGAGATAGTAGATTACAATATTGGCAAACATCTGGTAATACAACTTTGAATCCAGATACCGAATGGTACAATGCGATTCGTATGGGTCATGGTAATCCTGTCACTTATTATAGTAATACACTTGCTGTAAAAATGACAGGTTCTAATCTTGGTGATATTTATACAAGAACAACAACAAATGGTACTGCTGGAACTTGGAATAGATTCTGGAATAATAATAATGATGGTGCTGGTTCAGGTCTTGACGCTGATTTATTAGACGGTATTAATTCGGCAAGCTTTTTGAGATCTGATGTTTCTGCTACTAACTCTGTAGATTTAAGATCTCCTATATATTACGATTCTGATAATACAACTTATTATATTAACGCTGGAGGTATAAGTAATTTACTTGGTTTGACGGTTGTTAATACTATAACTGGTAATATTTCTGGTAATGCTGGAACAGTATCTGCTGGAGTATATACTAATACAAATCAAAATATTACCGGAGAAAAATATTTCCAAAGTAATCTAGGAACAACATCTGGCAGTTTGAGTAGCCCTCCTTTGCAAGTTTACTCTACAGGCACAAATGCAGCATTCATGAGTTTTCATCGTGCTGGAAATTATGCTGTTAACATGGGTCTTGATTCTGACAACGTATTACGTATTGGTGGATGGAGCGCATCAGCTAATAGATTGCAGTTAGATATGAGTGGTAATCTAACGCTTGCTGGTGTTGTCGATGCTACACAATTTAGAGATAGTGCTAATACTGCATATTATGTAGATCCTGCTAGTACAAGTATTTTAAATTTAGTAAGAACAAGAAATACATTTGGTGAAAGAGCAACTGTTACTTCTGCTGCTTCTACAACAATTGATACTAATTTTAATGTTACAGAATTAACAATGTCAGCAAGTATAACAACTTTGACATTATCGAATATTCAAGCAAGTACAATTGTTCATATGTGGACAATCGTTACTGTTGGTAATGGTACTGCTTATTCAATAACATGGCCAGCCGCTATTAAGTGGCCGGGAGGCACTGCGCCAACAATCACAAGCACAAATGCTAAACGCGATATTTATCAATTTGTTACTTATGATGGTGGCACAAATATATATGCAATTATCGTAGGTCAAAATCTATAATAATATATGATTAAATTTCTTGGACCAAATAGATTACCTCAAGCATCAACAGCTACGCAAGTGACTGGTTTTGGATCTGCTTATTTTACATTTGGTGATAATACTGGCGCAAATGGTAATACGGGATATAATAGAACAATATCTTTTTCTACCGATAGCGAATCAACAAGAACAGCAGTCACTGGACCTAAACAATCGCAAGGTGCAGGAGGATTTAGTTCTACAAATATTTATCATATAAATGGTTATGCTGGCGGACTAAATACAACAAAAACTAAAATACTTGCAGCAAGCGACTCTCAAACTACTCCAACTATTTCTTTTACAGTTGAAAGAAGAGGTGCCACAAATAATTTACCGCATTATACAAAATCGCGTATATATTTTATGTCTGGTTATAGTGATACTCTGGGTCAATATAGAACAGATGTTACATACATAACAACTAGTACAGATACTGCAACAAATACAAACGCATTAACCGCAGCTAGACACGTTGCTCCCGCAATGTATGAAAATACTACTGCATATGTATTAGGAGGTTATACAACTGGTAACGGTCTAACAAATACTATTTATAAATATGTTATGACTACAGACACTTCATCGAATACAAGTTTAACTGAGTCTCAAAATATGGGACAAGGATATGCCTTTTCAAATACATCTTGGGGTTATAGAGCTAATGGAACTCCTGTTTCAAATGCAGGTAATATAAAAATAACTTTCTCAACAGAAACAAAAACAACTGGAACTAACAGTCCAGAATCAGGATTACAATTGTTTCAAGGAGTATCAACAGTAACGTCAACGGTTGGATATGTGTGGACGGGATATAGAACTTTTACTTTAAATCGTGCATATCATAAACTAACTTTTTCTACAGAAACTTGGACAAATAATAGTTATACAACAGGCGATACAAATTCTGGCTGGATAACTAGCGGTAGTGGCGCATAATATATATGGACAATTTACTAGATAATAAGTTAAAAGAATTCTCAGATAAATTTGATTTGGGGGCAATAGATTTTTCTAAATATACTGCTGGTCGCACTTCTTTTCAATTAGAGAGATTTGTTATGCAAGAGCATGATTTGCCAGAACGTAAGTTTTTGCAACTAATGATGGAGCTAAAATCTATGCGTGATGGATTTATTAGCGACTGTTTTGAAATAGAAAAACTTAAGATAGAAATTAAAAGATTGATCGCCACTAACGATGAAATTGATAATTTAGAAGCTTGTAAGAAACAATATATTTTACGCCAATGTGAAGAAAACATGATCTTCAGAGAGCGTGAAATCAAAACTATTGTTAGATTAATAAATGCTTTACCAAAGATTTATACATACGATGAAATTGAAGCCGCCGAATCTATTTATTGGGAACATCGTTTAACTCGTCAAGCTTTTGAAGATATGGTGTCGGCTCAAACAGGAATCAACCAAGGCAACGTTCGCGCAAACATACAAGCTGGTACTACGATGGCACCATCTTTATTAGATTTTAAACAAAAAATGTTAACAAATTTTATTAATCCAACAACTTATATAAACTGATATGGAAAAACAATACGTTTTAGTAGTTAATAATGAGATAGTTTCTACTCCCGCTCCTTTGCCAACTAATTACAAGAATATTTCTAATCTTTTTGCTTTATCTGATGAGCAATTATCTAATCTATCTTGGTCTGGCAATAACGAAGGCTTTTGGTTGGTAACAAGCGATCCGCTTCCAACAATTACAATTGAACAAAAGATCGATACTTCTTATTCGTTAAACGTGCAAAATAAAACTTGTCATCAAACATATACCGTAGTTAATGTTACTCCTTCTGAAGAAGAAGTTCGTAAAAATAAATTGAAGTCCGAAATAAGAATGATTCGTGATCAATATTTAGTTATTACAGATTTTACTCAACTACCTGATGCTCCACTTTCTGATGCTGCAAAACTTGATTTTAGAAATTTTAGGCAACAGTTACGAGTCATGCTTGATATCCCAGATATTACTCAAGCGGTATGGCCCACAATTCCAACATCTGCGCCAAATATAACTATTCCACCGTTTCCTCCAATGCCAAGCTTTAATGGTTAAGTTTTTTATATATAATAGTCATGAGTTATTCTTATGACTATTACTCTCAAATTTGTTTTTTGCTGAGAGATAAAGGTTTTTATCCTAAAAATATATTAGACATTGGTGCAAGTGTTTGCCAAACGGCAGACATTATGCGCCAAGTCTGGCCTGTCGCAAACATATTATTATTTGAAGGAAATAGTGAATGCGAAAAACTATATCAAAAATTAGGATACGATTATCAAATAAAATTGCTTGGCAAAATCAACGGCACAACTAAGTTTTATAAAACAAAATGGAGTCCAATTTGTTCTGGTAATTCTATCTACAAAGAAAATTCAGAAACATACAATGATGAAAATCTTATTGTTGAAGAGTTGCCGATTTATAAATTAGATGATTGTGTGCAACCTATTTATGATTTGATAAAGATTGATACTCAAGGTAGCGAGCTTGACATCATAGAAGGAGGCATAAATACTTTTAAAAATGCAAAAGCAGTTATTACTGAAGTCTCTTTTAATAATTATAATGAAGGCGGCTGTACTAAAGAACAGATATTAAAGAAAATGTTTGATCTAGGATTTGATTATATTATGCCTGTGGAAACCGTAGTAAATAAAGATAATGAATTAATTGCTGAAAGTCTTTTATTCGTTAAACCTTAAGCAAGCACTTTCTTCCACCATTTTATAACCATCTTTGGGCGAAAGTTTCTAGGATCAGAATCTGAAACTGAATAATTTTTAAACATATTTATAAATTCTTGCATATCAGTTGTAAGATTTTTATTATTTACTAATTCAGGTAAACTGCCCAAATTATTTATGCCATAAACAAAAGGAGTGGTTTTTAATATGTCGGCTAAGACAACACTTATGCCAAAAGTCTCAGGCATCGTGTTTACATAAAACATACCGCGACATTTTGCCATGAGTTCAATAACTTCTTTGAACTTTAAAGTTCCTAAATAATTAATTCCATAACCTTCGTCGCTTATATCTTGATTTGGATTATCATATCCCGGCAAACAAACGTTCAACATGTCAGTTTGACTGAGTATTTTTTCATCTTTAAGATATTTCCACAATGGCAATGTAGAATTATATCCTTTCATTAGACTACTGGCATATACGAAATTATTTTTCTTTTCTGGTATAGAATACTCGTATACCCAATCAGGTATCATAAAATAAATAACATGCTTATCCCAAGATTTTGGAAACAGATCATTATGGAATTGACTTAGTGTTACTAATGTCAATTTCTTTTCTTCAAATAGTTTATAAAATTTTAGATTATGTACGCCATTCAAATCTGTTGCCCACATGAATGCTTTTTTGTGGGCAATTTTAGGAATGTTGCTATACCTATGAATTATTAAATTTTTGCATTTAAATTTATAATCGTTAACCAGTTTATTTGGAGCGTATAATACTCCATTTACAAAAGATTCTTTGTTAGAATTATTTAAACAAATAGTTTTATATCCTTCTTTAGCTAACTCTTCAAGAAGTAGAATGGATTGAAATTCACTGCCGCCCATGCCTGATTGATGCATGGTATTTCCATCATATGGAGAGCCAATGCTATCAAAAAGAATAACGTCTGCGTAAATATCCGTCATACAAGAACTTTGAAATCATCATCGTCACTATTCTTAGCAAAATATTTGGCTAAATCAGTTGGTGGTTGAGGATTGAAAGTTGGTTGCTTTTTAAAAGAATCTATCCACTTTCCTACATCGCCAACGAAAGTCTTCGTTCCTGTATGAGAACATGTAATCTTTGTGTCAAGGTAAACGCTATTACCCAAACTGCGCCACTTCTTGCACATGTAAATATCTTCGCTTATCAGGTCGTTGTCTTCACAAACTACTTCAAAAATCATTCTGGCATCACCCTTTTCTGAAGTGTATGGCTTTGAAACGTCCCACAAAGCATTCATTGCTTTGCGAGAAATCTTCATAAATCCACAACCTAGACCTGCAACTTCAAGAATACCATCTTTATCAACATTTAAATTTAGTTTCGAATTATCTTTGTCAAGAGCTTTTACTACATATAATTCTTCATTGTCCGTCTTCTTTCGATAAGATCCGCCGATAATATCTTTATCGCTATTTACGAGCTTATAAAAATCAGAAGGATTCCATCCTACATCTCCATCAATAAAAAATAATACGTCAATATCGTTACTATAAGCCAACTTGAATAAATCATTTCGCGCACGTTGTATAAGCGAGTCGTAGCAGATGAATAATGGAAAAACTTCTACATCATTTTTTTCTGCTATTGATAAAGTATTTAGAAGTGAATCGATGTAGTAAACGTCTAGTTTGCCATCGTACGATGGAGTTGCGATTAATACTTTCTTTTTATCAGCCATAAAAAACCTCAAGAACGATATGTCCTTGAGGTATTTTATGTTTTTTATGTATTGTTTCTACTCGTATTATCGCGTGAGCGCGGGAGGATATTCTCCAGTTACAAGAGTTACAACTGCGGATGCTAATTCAGAATCAGTCCATTGACCAATTTGATCATAAGTGTCGCCAGACCATACAGTATACCAGTTGTGGGCGTATGGATTGCTTGAAACTTTAACCAAACTCTTTACAGTCTTGCCAATTGGATCATCTGTAGTTTGGAGGATTTCGATTTGACTGCTATTGGCAGCTTGTTGAATTTCTACTGGATTTGGTAGATTGATAATAGGAAATACTGGGTCGCTCATATTTTGTATATATTTTTACACTATTTTTGTATTTATAGAAATCAATAATCGTAACTAAATGCTTTATAAAACCAAGGGAATCTATTATAAATATTATCACAATTTTGTTTTCCGAGAATATCTATGTAATCATTTGGTACTGGTTTAACAACTTTTTGAATTGTATGATCGCCAAATGGAATATGCATTCTATCGTCTTCAAAAGTCTTTTGCTCAACATTATTAAAATCATGTTGATAAAATGGTAGTTCTAAATATTCGTAAACTCGTTGCATTTCGCGTTGAGGGTTGGCGGCGAAGTTTTCAAACTTAATAAATAAACATTTCTTACTTAATTTACGCATAATTGTGTCGTATAATACATCCATACTGACAGCAAGTGGTGGAGCTTGAAGTAAAAAATAATCTATTCTTTTATCTACAGTAGTATTGCGAAGTTCGTTCCAGTTTTGAAGTCCAGCATCAATGTGCTGATATTGTCGCCACTTTTTTTCCATGCTTGAAACGATTGCTCGTAGATCACGAACCATAACAATAACCTTTGGTTCTGGATAATACCAATTTAGAAAATCATATGTTACACTCCAGCCTCTGCTCTTATCTATAACATACTTCTTGTCAGTAATGGCGTTAAAGTATGCAAACATGCCTTCTTTGCAAAGAGCCTTGAATGCTGGCTCAACCACATTTAAATCTTGAGCTTTAAATTCAATATTTGTAGAATATATATTTCTAGCATTTAGAAAAATCTCAATCAGACCGCTTGTAGGGGTGGCGTAAAAATCTGGATTTTGTGCCAGAACATTTTGTAAAAGTGTTGAACCTGCGCGTGGTAGCGAGCATTGAAAAAATATCTTTTCAACCATACCATATAATATGCAAGGTGGTGCGTTTTTAAAGATATTAATAATGGGTTTGCCAGGATCAGGCAAGACGACTTTAGCTAAAGCTTTACATGATTTATTGTTGTTTAATAGATACGATTCGTGCTGGTTAAATGCAGATAAAGTAAGAGAACAATTTAATGATTGGGATTTTAGCGAGCAAGGAAGGGAAAGGCAAGCATTGCGAATGCTTTCTTTAGCGAATTTAAAAGGTCAATATAATGATATAATTATTTGTGACTTTGTTTGTCCATTAAAGAAATATAGAGACATATTTAAACCAGATATTTTAGTATTTATGAATACTATTGATAAATCAAGATACGAAGATACTAATAATATTTTTGAGCCACCAATGAAATCAGATCTTGAGGTGTTGCAATTGGATAGTAATTTGTATTCTAAAATTATATTACAGCAAATAGTTCATATTTTAGAGAAAAAGTGTAATTGATAATATATGGTTAACTACAGCGTCCATGACTTAGCTGATGAAATTTTTGGAAACGAATTTGATTATGACAGCGGATATGCACAATTTTATTATATTTCAGGTTGGCTAGGTAATAATATTGGTTTATTAAATACTAAATTGTTTACAAGTTTTAGTGTTGATAATGGAAGTTTTATTCCAACAGGTGAATTTAAGCAAGAAGAAAGATCAATTTACAAACAAATGTATTTGTACGAGTTCTATACAAAAAAGACTCGTCAAGTTCTTCGCGGTATAGATTCTAGCGTAGATTTCGTTACTCTTCGTGAAGGTGACACGATGATTACCCGTACAAATAAAAACGAACTAGCTAAAACGTATCGTGGATTAGCTAATGATGCTAGAGAAGAAATGGAAAGATTAGTAACTGCTTATAATATATATCAAGCAGCACCAGTTCAAGTCGCGGGAGAAGATGGTTCGCCTATTTTTACTGGATCTGGATATTTTTACTATCCATATGGTTATGGTATTGGTCCTTGATAGTTAAATTAATAAATAAAAAAACCCCAGTCTTTCGACTGGGGTTTCTTGTTTTTAACTATTAATAATTTCTATCGCTACCAATCTTGTAGAAGTTAGCGATAGTGTATCCTAAACCAGAAGCGTATGCACTTTCTAGAGCCGTATTTGTTCCAGTTGTATAACTTCCACTCATGAATAAACCGTTTGTAGAGTCATTAGCTCCACCGATTTGAATAGAATATGTCAAATCAACAGTTTCATTTCCGCCAATATCTTGAGTGTGATTTTCACTTGTCAAGATGGCTCCACGGAAGTTGTAAGATATCTTAGGAGTTGGATTTTGTCCTACATCAGCGCACTGATTAAGAGTGATAGTGAATTCTTTTGTATCTTGACTTCCGCAAAGAACATTGAATAGATCCTTATTAGGAGCTAATTCATTTACAAGAGCGTTAATTGTTACATCCATATTTAGAGGAACATTGACAACACGATTATAACCGAACAAAGCACCAAGTCTGCTAAGAGTTGTTCTAGCTAGAGGAACTGAGAATCCAAAGCTTTGAATATTGATAGCATCTGTACCAATATTAGCTACATCAACAAATGTATCTTCATCAGAAGCACTCGCATTAGGAACTGAAAGAACGATATCTCCAGGTCTCAAAGCTGTTACTGTGGCAGCGCCAGTACCTGCTGTTGATCCAAGTTGGGAAGCATTGATCTTATAATATTTATTATATCCAGTAATTCTGGTAGCTGGAGAATTTGCATCGCCATTATAAACGGCTGGTGAACTTCCGCTATATCCAACTCCAGCAGTTCCACCACCAACATCACTCTTAATATTGAATCCTTCAACAGTTACAGAAGCTGTGGGAACATCGCCAACTGAAGCTGTAAATTGATAATTAGTAACGAATCCATTACCAATCGCAATAACGCTATCAGTTGCAGATCCGATAGATGCTCCAACTACGTCTTCACCTTCATTGACAGTTAGAATATAATAATTTTGACCTTGAGTTTCAGAAAGGAATCCAGAAATTGCACCTGCACCAGAAATCATTGCGGTATCCCAAGCTGGAGCGCCAGCGGTACTAGTTGTTGTTCCGCCGAAGTTGAATCCCATTAATCTTTCATTTAGACCATCAGTTATATAATAACTATAATCTAAAGTAACAGTAGGAGGTTCATTAACGATAGTTCCAATACGAGCTAGTTTACCAAATTCGTTAACGTCTTGACGATTAATTGTAAAGTTAAAATTACAATTTTGTACGCGATCTAGCTTGTATAGAAGTCCAGTTCCATTGTATCCAGATAGACCAGCGGCTGCTGAACCTAATTGTGGTTGACTTTTGGCGGCAGCAGCATCAGGTGCGCCAGAAGCCCAAAGTTGAACGCCAGTGGAATTTGGAGCGATAAATAAAGCTTTGCTTTGATATATTACACGATTTCTTGACATATGTTTGTATAGTTAAATTGTTAATATTTTTTACAGAGTAAAACGTTTTTTGGGAAATTAAATTCTGGGGAAACGAACGTTTCCAATGCTAAATTCCATAAATCCAATGTGCAAATTAGGATTTAATTCTTTCAGCACACTATCGCGAATTTTAGATATATCAATATTATATATAAAGCATGGATTTGTGTATCCGCCCACAGTTATGGCATTTGTATAATCAAAACCAGTGGGATACAGCCCTGTTTTCAACTGGCTAAATTCACCCAATGGATGAGCGGTCATAGGAACAATTTTAAAACAAGTATTAAAAGAATCGGCAAATGTGCTTAAAACTCCATCTAATTGATATAAATTTTCTGCAAAAACAACGCTTTTGATTTTAATTGTCGTTTCATCTTGACCTCCAAATGAAAAAGGTTGATTAAAATTATGCTCTAAAGATATAAAAGAACATGGGGTTACAGGATTATATGGAGGAACATATGTTTCTTGAACAGTAAAACGACTATTTTGTATATATTTTCCTTCTATTATTAGATCGTCTTCTGGCTGATCTGTTATATAACTATTTATTTCTTTTACTGTATAAGTTCCTGTTATATTAAGATTAGATGGAACGCCGCTATTAAATATAGCTCTGCCATTGTTAAAATCAAACATTAATCCGCTTGTGCCTGTCGGAATAAAATTACCATTTATTGTCAATCCGCTTGGTATTACCGCTCCAGTTATGTTGTGATCAAAAACCCATTGTTTATATGGACTTCCATAAACTACTTTACCGCCACCAAGTCTTGCGTCTTCGTAATTATAAAATTTTGTTGTATAAGTTTTGTATGCATCGCTTCTTTTCATTAAAAAATTATCATACCACAAAAAAAATGAATTTACTATATCATGTGTAAATTTAGGTTTCATAAAATTGATTTTTCGAGTTCTTTTATCTTTTTATTATATTTTTTTATTAAAGAAGATATATACTGAGTATTATTAAATCTTACTCCTTTTCTTACTTGGTTTTGAGATTGTACGCCAAGACCAGATCGGCTGTTTTTTACCTGTTTTATATAATATCCTAGTCCAGAAATACCTTCTTCTATTCCTTTTGCCCAACTTCTGCCAGTTTCCCAAGGCAAAGGGGTGGCTAAAAAAATTTGTTGAGCAGTTGGTATTTCAAATGCGTAATTTATAATTGAGTCTTTTCCAAGTATTTTTTTATAAGACGCTTTTTTCAACATTTGGCGTATAACTTCTACTGGTTTGTCACCTTGTTCAAATCCAATAAAAGAATATAAATTAGTAACATCATTTAGTGTTTTTGATGTATTTTGCGCGTTTATTCCTCCTTCGATTTCTATAGTTACAGGATGACTATCAAACTCTGTTAACATTTCTTCTTTAATTTTTTCAAATTCTTCAGAAATATTTTTATCAGCATATGAAATGTATTCAGTTTGTTTGTTTAGCTGTTTAAGTATTTGATTTAAATCTTGAGGATCGATCTTCATCTTATGGATCAGGTTTAAGATATAAAGTATAATACTGGCTATCAAAAAGACCGTGACCTCTAAAAGAAGAGTTTAATACAAATCTTCTACCATCTAAATCAAATCGTCTTGCGTCTTGTATATATTCATAATCTTCTGCTCTTATTTTTAATCTTACCGTTCCTACAATTGCTTGTAGTTTTATTTGTGTATTTACCGCTGTTTCGCTCCAATATTGTTTTGCGATGTCGTCATTATAATATATTCTTGCTTTAAATTGTTTATAAACAGGTGTATTTATAATAGATGTCGTTTGACCAGCGGTATTATATAATGGATTAAAGTTTGGATCGGTAATGATGATCACTTCTGAAGCTTCTTTAAAGACAGTAATCGTGCGAGCAAATGTTTCATGAACATCCTCTATTATTAAGTCTAGAGCGGCTTTTTCACTATCTGATAATAAACTTGTAGCCATAATAGAAATTTAATTTATTAACTTTATTATAAGTATGTCTAAGAGTATTTACACGTTTAATATAGAAAAGAAAGCTCAAGTAGAAGAAAAAAGAGTCGAAACTTATATTGAAGATGGAGTCGAGAAGCAAAGAACTATTACAGAAAAGGTAGAAAAGATTATTCCTGTAGAAATTCTTTTGAAAGAACCAAATAGAAAACAAGTACAAGAAGCCGAGCTAGTTTTCTCTGTAGAAATGAGCAAAGCTATTAAGTTAGGCATTTTAACAAAGAATATGTTGCTAAATAAGTATAAAGATACTGGCGGACTAGATGGAGAAAAGGAAACAAAAGCTTTATCACAAGCTTATGCGGATTATCAACAAGTACAATTAGACATCGTAAATCTTAGAATCGTTCCTGATAGCGAAAGAACTGAAGAACAAAATAAAGATTTAGCTGAAAAAGAACAAAAGATGATAGAATTGAGAAAAGAAATTGTTCAGCGCGAAAGTAGTTATTTAACTCTTTTTAGTCATACTGCTGATGCTAGAGCGCAAAATAAATCTATTTTATGGTACGTCTTGAATCTTTCTTATTATAAAGATCCAAGTCTCAATCATAAAGATTTTGTTCCAATCTTTAAGGGAAATACTTTTGAAGAGAAAGAAGAGACGCTATCTCAAATGGAAGAGTCACAAGATTTTATTTATCAAAATACATATCTAAAGCTTGCTAGTTTGTTTAGTTATTGGTTCTTCTCTGGAGTGGTTGATAAGGAAGAGTTCGATAAGATCATAAGAGAGCAGAATGGATGATTCTCTTTTTTATAAAAATATCTTTAAAGATATATGCGCTGGCTTTTCTGCAATAACTACACCTTTTGGAAAAGCTTATATCAAGCATATTAATTTTATAGAACAAAGTTATATAGAAGAAAACAGAAAAAAACACTTAGACTATGCAAAAAGTAATGGGCTTCCTACAGTTCAGGAAGCCCTTGCTAATTTAGAAGAAGAGGGTTTTTGGACAAAAGCTGATGAAAGTAAAATAGCTCAAGAAGAGCTTTTTATTAAAAAAATACAAGATCAAAAGAAAACAACTTACTTAAAATCTCAAATTGATGTATTTAATGCTCAAATAGAACAAGGATTGAAAAAATTAAATGCTCTAAAGAATACAAGAAATTCTTATCTTGGAAATACTTGTGAAAATTATGCAGATCAAAAAAATACAGAAGATTTCTTAAAATTTACTCTTTTTAAAGATAGTTCTTTAAAAGAAAGTATGTTTTTAGATGAAGAATTTGACGAAATACCTGTTTCAGAATTAGGAGATATTATTTCGGCGTATAATAAAATTAATAGTCAATTTTCTGATTTAAATATTCAAAAGACTACTTTGCAAGATTTTTTTAGTTATTATTCGTCTTATTCTGAAGATCCAATTCATTTTTTTGGTCTTCCAGTAACCAAATTAACATTTAATCAATTAAGATTGCTGATTTATGCTAGATATTTTAAAAATATATTTATGCAAAATGATAAAATGCCAGAAGAATACAGAAAAGATCCAGAAAAGATTTTTGATTATGTTAATGCTAATGAAAAAGCTAAAGATATTCTAAATAAAGAAAAAGACGGTCAAGCTCAATCTATAGTTGGAGCAACAAAAGAAGACTATAAATATTTGAACATGGATAAAGGAACTACAAAGACTCTTTCTTTGGCTGAAGAAGCTAAGAAAAAGGGTGGTTCGTTAGACATGAATGATTTAATGAAAATCATGGGAGCTTAATGTTTTTAAGTGTAATTTAAAATATGGCAGTACAAATTAGTGTTCAAGCTAGTCAAACAGCTTTAGCTCAAAGCATCGCTCAAGGCGTTGCCGCATTTAATGCAAGATATGCGGCTCAAAATCAATTAAATTTACAAGTTAATACGCGAAGCTTCAGCCAGCCACTAGGAAGAATCACTGGTAATCTAAAAGAATTTGAATCTGCCCTTGCCGCTTCTAATGCTCGCGTTCTTGCATTCGGAGCTTCTACCGCTGTTATTGGAGGCGTTGGTAAAGCATTTAAAGAAATAGCTGACGTAACAATAGAAGTCGAAAAAAGTCTTTCGGATATTAATCGTGTTTTAGGATTAAGTACAGATAAATTACAAAAGTTTTCTTCAGAGCTTTTTTCTGTTTCTAAATTAACCGCCGCTTCTTTCCAAGATGCAGCGAAAGCTAGTTTGGAATTCTCAAGACAAGGTTTAAGTGCAGAAGATACTTTGAAGAAAACTGCCGATGCTTTGACATTGGTTCGTCTTACTGGCGTTTCTGCAACTCAAGCTGTAGAAGATTTAACTGCTGCGACAAATGCATTTAAAGATGCTGGATTAACTACAAATGATATTTTAAATAAAATTGTTGCCGTAGAACAGCAATTTGCAGTTTCAGCGGATGACTTAACTTCAGCCGTTTCTAGAACTGGTCAAGCGGCAAAAGAAGCTGGAGTCAACTTCGATCAATTGAATGCGTTAGTCGCTTCTGCTCAAGAAAAAACCGCTCGCGGTGGCGCGGTAATCGGTAACGCTTTAAAAACAATTTTTACTCGTTTGCAAAGAACTGAAACATTAGATCAGTTAGAAAACTTTAATATAGCTGTCAGAGATATAGAAGGAAATGTTTTACCAGCAATTCAAATTCTTCAGAATTTTGCTGGAGCTTATAAAGATTTAAGCACTGCTCAAAAAGCAAGTCTTTCAGAACAAGTTGCTGGTGTTTATCAGGTTAACATCTTGAAATCCATTATTAGTGATCTTAATAATGAGCAAGGTGTTTATAATAAAGCTTTAGAATATGGAGCAAAAGCTACAAATGAAGCTGAACAAGCTAATGCAAAACTAAATCTTACTTTGGCGGCTTTAATTTCTCAGACAGGCACAAATCTTCAACAATTAAGTAATAATATTGGTAAAGTCACTTTCGAGCCTGTTTTTAAAAGTTTAGTTAGTCCTTTTAATGATGCGATAACATATATAAATGATCTTTTAGAAGGAGAAGGAATTGGATCTCAATTTGCTAATGGATTACTTCTTGGTATTAAGAATATTTTAAGTGGTCCCGGTTTAGTTGGAGCAGTTGCGGTTATTGGAAAAGTTATAACTAATACTTTTAGTTATGCTAGTACAGCTTTGCCAGCACTATTCGGAATTACAACAGAAACTCAGAAGAGAAAAAATATTGAAGAAGCAGTTCTTAAGATTATACAAAGCCAATCTCAAGTTTCTTTAGCTTTACAAGGTCAACAAGGAAATCTAACCGCTCAAGCGCAAACTTTATTTAATTTAGCGCAAGCTCAAACTGCTGAGTATCAACAACAGTTAGCCACAGCAAAACAGTTAGCCGCCGCTTTGGCTCCTCGTAATATAAATGTTGGTCAAGCTGGATTGCAAGTTGGAAAGATTAAAGCTGGTGGATATATACCAAGAGACGTACAAAATGCTGAAGTAATGGGTGCGGCGATTGGCGGTTATAAAGCTGGAAAAGTCATTCAAGCTCCAGTTGGTGGAGTGATGAATAGTGCAGAAAAAGTAAAATATGTTCCCGGTTTTGCTCAACCTTTTATAAATCCTCCAGAAGGATCAAAAGCTGGTCGTTTGCATAGAATGAAATCTATAAATCAAACAGGAGTTGATCCATACGCTGCTGATGGATTTATTCCAAATTTTGCGAGTATTAAGAAAACTGATTATATTCTAGGAACCGGTTTTAAAGGTGATTTAAGAAGTTTGCCATTAAGCAAAAGCGAAGAAAAAGAAGTTGGTTCTGTTGCTAACCTTAGAACAATGATAGGTTCTAATTTTATAACAGATACTATTGGTGGGAAAAAAGGTATTTATTATAAAATTAAAGAAGTAAAAGGCAAAACGAATGAACAAATGCGTAAAGAAGCTGAAGATATTGCTATGTTTGGATCAAAAAGCGATATTGAAAAATATATTCCTACTGGAAAATCAGCAGATTTTGATTTTGATTTATGGTTTAAGAATAGAAATTTGCCAAATTTAAATAATGATACGCAAGTCGAAAGATTGACAAAAAACACAGGAAAGGGAACTGTATCATTTGCTGATCAAAAAAGAGGATTAGTTACATTATTAACAGGTGAAATTTTTGAGCAAAGAATTAGCGAATTAGAAAAATTAACCAGATCTAAAGTTTCTAATGATAGATTTGATTTTCTTCCATCTGATGTTACAAAATTTTTAGGAGGAGAAGCTAAAGCGGGAGAATTTAATTTAGGAAATTTGGTTGCAAAAGCTATTGGCGTTACACCTCCTGGAAATTTTAAAAATAAAAAACAAGATAATATTCGTTTAAACTTACCTATTGAATTATATGTTCCAGAAGGCCATCCTGAATTAAAAAGAGGTTTTAGTAAGGGATTCATTCCTAATTTTGCTACAGGTTTATCACCAAAAGTCACAAGACTTCCTTGGTTGAAAGCTTTTGCTAATAAAGAATGGTTCGATAGATTTCCTTGGTTTAATGATATTGATTTAAAAAATACTCATCAAAATATGGATTACAATCCATATACTGGTGAAAGAAAATTGATTCCCGGTTCAGAAATGTTCAGAGAATTGAATTTCTTAAGTCATGGAAATAACAAAAATCTTAAGACTGGTAACTCTCCATTGTTTAGTTATTTATACGAAGAATATGTTCGTGAAATTTTAAATGCAGTAACTCAAGGTGGAGCAGTATTAGCTTCGGAAGAAGCTGGTTTTCCTGTAAGAGATAAATTTGGAAATCCTGTAAAATTTGATCCATTTACAGCGGCAAATACAGCTCCAATGGATGCTTTGATTAGAAGCGGTACTGGAAAAATTGGTGGTATAGAAATAAAAGGCGGAACAGAAGAAAATTGGAAAACAAAAGACATACTTAAGAAAGAACAAGATTTTGAAGCTCAAAATCCCGGTTCTACTTTGGGTAAGCGTACTCGCGTTTATTCAAACATGTATAAAGGTACTGATTTTCTTACCAAAGGTTTATTAAAAAGACTTGGAGTAAATAAAGCTAAAATAATTACCAATAAATTAATAAGCTTTTATGCTGATAAAATCGCCGGTCACGAATCAGAAATAACAAATTCTTGGAGAGCTAATAAAGGATTAAGCGAAGGATTTATTCCTCATTTTGCTAAATTTAAATCTTCTTTTGGAACTGCTACTTTAGGAAAAACAGATCCTATCGATCTTGAATTTTTTAGTAAAACTTTAGGTAGAAAAATTAAAGCTTCAGATATCGTTTCTATTGAAGATTTAACAACAAAAGGAAAAGGTAACGCTGCTGGTTTATATGGAGATATTGCAAATTCTATCAAAGGAAAAGGTGGAGTTTTTGGATACGCTTTAGCTCAAGATAGACCTGTTGATCCTAGAAAAGCTAATGATCCATTATCAAGATTAAAAGCTAAATATCCTCAGATTGCAAAAAGAATTGGTCTTGGCGGTGAAACATTTATCTCTGGAGATTATGGTCAAACTATAATCAAGGCAACTTCATTACAAGATTTGATAAAAAATCAAGATAAAATCTTGAAGATGGTTGATCCAGCAATTTTAACTCTTAAATCTTTTGCTAATGGATTTATTCCTAATTTTGCATATCAACAAGCGGTAATGAATCTTGAAGAAGGATTGAGCGGAAATAAAGCTATTCTTGACACTACAACTGGACCTTTTCCATTTGTTAGAAATACTAGTCAACCAAATTTCGCTTCAGCAATAGCTGATCATGGTGGATTGAATAAAGCTTTGAGCGATTCAATGGCTGGACAGAAAGCTACTGGTTTAATGGCGGCGGGAAATATACCTAACTTTGCTGCTCCTAATCCTATAACATTAACAGGAAAAGGATACGCAGGAAATACTAAAGTTGAACAAGCAATAAATAATTATTTAAAATCTATTGATATTTTAACCGTTACAAACGGTCAAATTAAAACACAGTTAGATAATTTAGAGAAAACTTTAGGTTTAACTGGTCAAGAATTTAAAAAATTAAAAGCAGAAGTTGTTGCTCATGCAAATGCAGAAAGACAAGCCGCACAAGCTTTTATCGGTCCAATGCCTCAACAAAATGCTCCAATAAATCAAAGAGCGAATGCTCCATTATTACCTGGAAGAGGAACTGTAGTTCGTAATATGGCCGCTATGGGATTGAGAAATCAAAGAAATAATGGTTTTTTAACTAGTGGTCTTGCAGGTCTTGGTAATAATATTGGTTTTAGTTTAGGGGTTCCATTAATTGCAGGTCAACTTGAAAGCGCGATTACAAGAGGTCGTGATAGATCAGAAATGTCTGTAAACGAAAGATTTGCAGCTTCTGCAACTAGTTCTGCTTTAACCAATCTCAGTACTGGCTCTTCTTTAGGAACTGTTTTAGCGCCTCTTCTTGGACCATTGGCTCCATTTGGGCCGTTGATTGGAGCAGCAGGAGGGGCGCTTGTGGGTCTTACAACAGCGGCAATCGGAGCTTCTGATAATCTTGAAGATTTACAAAAGAAAGCTGAAGACTATAGAAGTCAAACGCAATCAACAGTAGAAGCTGGTAAAGGAATTATCGATACTGTCAAAGCTTTAGGAAGTTTAGATCCTAATTCTTTGGAAGCTTTTGACGCGAATAAAAAACTTGAAGAATATTTTGTTAAAATATCAGAAACAGGTCTAGATGAAAAATTTAGAGAAGCTGGTACTGATGTTGAAAAAATGACAGAAGCTATAAAAGCTTATGAAATGGAAAGAATGGCTGGCGCTAAGAGAGTTACTGAATCGGCAAATAGAATGGCTAAAAAAGAGTTGTCAATAGAAGATTTGGGTAAAAAACAAATTTTAAGAACAGAGAAAAAAGCAGTAACTAAATTTACTCAAACTCAAAGCTATGGTCCAGGTGGTATTCCTAGTAGTTATGTAACAATGGAAGAACAGATAGCTAATACTGGCGCTGCTGGTGAAGCTAATTTTAAAAAGATAGTTACTCAAAATACTCAACTTTTTGCTGATTTAGAAAATATACAAAAACAATTAGGTGTTAATTTTGAAGAATTTGCGACAGAATTTAAAAATCAATTTTATAGTGTAGCTTTTGATCAAGACAAATTGTCTGATCTGCTTAAAAAACATAGTGTTACTGGTATCAATGCAGATGCTTTAGCTATTCAACTTCAAGAAGTAGCAAGAGATAATGGAGACTATGGAAGATTTATTGTTAATAATTTTGATGAAATAATAAAAGGTTTAGTAAGTGGTAAATACAAAACAGCCGTAGAAGCCGCAAAAGCTCAAAAAGAGATTGCACAAAGACAAGAAGGTGTTCGTCAAAAACTATTCCAATATTCTCAAGCTATAGAACAATCTCTTGCTGCTACAGCAATGCAGATTGAAAATTATGATTTTGAAAAGAGTTTTGGAAAACTTAATTTAGAAAAATCATCTCAATTAATTAATGATGGTTTGGCGGCTATTTCCAAAAATATAGATGATTCTTTCAAGAATCAATTCAACTTCTTGATGGAGCAAACCTCAAATCTTCAACAACAAAGAATGTTGGAATTTGATGCCGCTACATTCCAGCAAGATTTAGGACTCCAAAAACAATCAAGAAGACTAGGAAGATCAAAAGACTTGATATCTGTTTTACAAGGAGCCTTGGAAGAAACTGCTGCTGGAAATATTGAAGAGGTTGTTACAAAATTTCAAAGAACAGGAACGGTAGATATATCAGGAATTTCTGGACTTAAAAAAGGAGAAGAATCTAAAAGAGCTATTGAAGCTTTTAATTTATCTACTCGTATATCAGAACAAGAAGCTGCGAATAAAGAAGACAATGCGCGTAAAACATTCATGGCCGAACAAGCATATGCTAAAAAATCTTTAGATCTTAAAAACGAAACTGGCAAACTCGATTACGATCTCTCACAAAGACGTTATAAAAATACTTTGCGCGAAAAAGAATTAGTAGATAGTATTACTACTCAAAATAAACAAATACAAATCAAAGGTCAAGCTGAGATAGAAAGAGGTCGCATAGCAACCGAAAGTCCTTATTTCATGCTTGGAAGAGGCGAATATGATATTTCTGATGAAAAGAGAAGAAGAGAAGTAGCCGCCACTAGGAAAGGTATTGAATTAGAAGCTAGACAAGCTATTGCTGATGCCGAAATAGCAAGAATACAAAGAGAAGTTCTCGCAGATAATACAGATGCAACTTTAGCGAATACTACCGCTATTGAAAATCTTATCATGTCCATGACAAAAGAAGGTGCTGATAAATTTGCATCTAAAAATGAACAAATTAAAAGACTTGATGAACAAATAATTCCAGATGCCGAAATGACACAAATTGATGAAGATATTAAATCTTATAAAAAAGCAGCGGCTTACAGAGCAGTAAGAGGTGATGATAGTAGTATATATAATTCAGAAATAACACAATTAGAAAATAAAAAAGCGAAACAGGAAGAACTAAGAAAACAAAAAGCTAATATTCTTTCTGATAAGGAATACGCTTCTAATAAAGCGTCAAGCGAAATATATAATAGACAATTAGAAATGCAAGTTGCTAGACAAGAATTGCAAAAACGTAAAGTTCAAGGTGGAGCTTTTAGCGGTATGGATTTATCTACTGTAAAAGATCCAATTGCATATTTACAAGATAAAACATCACAGGAAAAGAAAAATCTAGAATTATTAGAAGCAGAACAAAGATTGATGCAAAAACGTCAAGAAGATGGATTATTGAATGCTGAAGGAGAAAAGAAATTGGCTGGTATGGCAGAAAAAATTGTTGCTCAAAAAAAGCTTATTAGTGAAATTGATACTGCTAATCTTGCTATTCAAACAAAATTAGCAAATGAAACAGAAAGAGAAAAACAAGCCGCTGAAGATAGAGCGAAGCGTGGTAAATTCGGTACTGGCGTATCAAAGGCGCTAGGAGAAATAAGAACAGAAGTTCAAACATTTGAAGAAAGATTAGGAGGCACAACCGTTATGGCTTTCAGAGATGGTTTGGTTGGCGCAATGGATGCCGCCATCAACAAGACTGATGATCTTGGAAGTGCATTATTGGAAGTTGCTGGAGGATTCTTAAAGACAATCCAAAATGCAATGTTCCAACAAATCGCTAATCAAATGGTTAGTGGAATTGGTTTTGCCGCTGGAAAACAAAAAGGTGGAGTGATTCGCGCTCAGGCTGGTATGTACATAAGCGATGCTGGAAGAACTGGCGATGTTAATCCAGCTTTGCTTGAAGATGGAGAATATGTATTAAATAGAAAAACAGTTGAAGCATTGGGTGGTCCAGAAGAAATAGATAAACTTAACTTTGGAATGTTTCCAAGATTTGGAACAGGAGCCAGAAGATTCGCTAATGGTGGAAATACTGGTTCTATACAAGCTGCTGCTTCAATGAATGAACCATTTGCAGAACTAAGTGAATTTGGCAAAGAAAATAATCCTGAATATCAAAAATATTTAGAAAGAATAAGAGAAGAACAAGCTAAAAAAGATGCCAAAAAGGCCCAGAGAAGCGCTTTGATTAGATCTTTAATTGGAACAGCTCTAACTACTGGAATAATGATGGGTGTTGGTTCTATAGCTAAAGGAATGACTGGACCTAAAGTAGCTGGAGCAAAGCCATCTTCTACTCAGTTGAGTCAATTGCAGAAAGCTGGAGTAACTATAAATGAAAGTGGTTTACCAAATATGCAAAAAGGAGGCGTATTGCATTTTGCCAATGGCGGATATCTTCCTTATGGAAATAGATTAAACGATAGTATTCCTGCTTTATTAAGCGGTGGAGAATATATTGTTAATAGTAAAGCGGTTAGAAGATATGGAGTTGGTGGCTTAAATAAGATAAACTCTGGAGTAGCCAGATTTGAAGATGGTGGTTTGGTTGGCGATGCGACAAAAACAAATGCAAATACAGAATCAATGTCTTCTAATAATGTTAGCGTTAACATTACGGTCAATGCGACAGATGGTAAAGCTCAGAATGAACAATCTTCTGCTGACGGAGCAGATGAAAAGAACAGAGCTTTGGGCAACAAGATTAAAGAAGTTGTTCTACAAGTTATTACGAACGAACAAAGAACTGGCGGCTTGCTAGATTCTACGAAGAAAAAATAAAAAATGAAAAACATATCACAAGCGCAATATAATCAAAAAGTCTTTTTGGAAGGAGTCAGACTTAAAGGTGTGACTTCTGTTGATGGTTCTTACACACATTCTGTAAAACCTATAAATGTGCTTGGTCAAGGAGCGGTAAAAACTGTTATCGCTGATGTTCCTCAAGCGGATTTTTCAATAAGTAGAAATTTATCTTTTACAGACATATTTAATCCTTTTACGGGAATAGCTTCAAAAATAAGAGGATCATTAAATTATGGAGATAAAGTTTTTGGCTTTGAGAATGGTTATTTATCGTCTTATTCTTATGGTGTGTCTTATGGAGAAGTTCCACAAACAAATATTGGAATAAAAGTTTACGGCGATATTGGAAGCGGAATGTATCTTTCTAATTCTTCAAATCCTCAATTTGTTGGAGTAGAAGGAACATTGAATGCAACTGGAGATTTTAATGATGCCGATGATATTCCAATATATCCCGCAAATATAATATTAACTTGCAAAAATAGTAACACAAATAGAATAACTTCTTTTTCATTTTCAACAAATATTGATTATGATGTTATATATGGTGTTAATTCTGTATTACCATTGCAAGTATCAGTAAAATATCCAGTAGAAGTTTTAGTAGATTTTACTTTAGAAATAGATGATTACGAAACGAAAAGAATGACAGATATGCTTGTGACTGGTGTCGCAGATCCATTTAATATAGATATATATGGATCTGTTTTTGAAGATCAGTATATATATACTCAGATTTTTACAATTACTGGTTCATCGCTTGATATATTATCTGATGGAAATGGAACTCCATTATTATTTAACAAAAAACCAACTTTTGCGAGTAATTATGATGGAACACAAACATTTGATAGTAGCAATTATAACTATATAAAATTATTTACTTTTTCATATTCTCCAGAAACTAGCAAATTAATTTCAGAACAAATATCCGCATCAGCGGATGATGTCACTAATGTTAAATTGAGTTATATAACATATGTAAATAAAACTTCAACTAATTCTGATTTCTTTGAGAATCAATTTAAGAATAACAAAATTAAGTATACTTCTACTTTAGAAGCTTTTCAAGAACAAAACAAATAATTTAAAAAAATAGAGTGTAATTTATTATATATATGGCGACTATAATACCAGATTTAGATCCAGTTGATTCAGTTCCTGATAATGCGTTATTATTATTAAGCTATTCTGGCGCTGCTTCACAAATAGTTTCTTTTGAAGATTTTAAAAAGAATTTGACATTTATTCAGCCATATTCTGGCAACGATATGTTGCTAGGAATACAGGACACTCCAGTAGTAAGAATTGTAAATAGTAATAGATATATTGCTATATCTCCAACAGGATCTTTTTCTCCGTTATCTCAATTTCATATAAGTGGCGCTTCTGGATCAAATAATATTTTTACACTACAAAATCATAGTGGAACAAGTGGAGCTATTAGATTTTATGATCAAACTGGATCTTGGTATTTATTAAAAGACAACTATAATAATTTTACTATTAGTGGAGTAAAACCTAATGATATTTATAATAATAGTTTATTGTTGTCTTCAGATGGTTCGGTTTTAATTACAGATGGATCTTTATATTCTTATACAGGGGTCGATCCAGATGTAAATGTACAAATTTCTGTCGCTACAGGAATTAGATTTAGTTTTGATGATAATACAAATGCCAATGATATTACTTTAAGTTATAGTGGTATTAATTTTGATAAAGATGTTTATATCGGATACAATACCGGAGCAAATGTTGTAAGTGGAGCGTTTTTTGGTCCAAGTGGTGCAGTTTTCGTAGATAAAGATGATGCAACTGTAAGAGTTGGAAATACAAATCGAAACACTGATGCTAGATTAATGGTATCAAATGTTGTAGTTGCTGGATCTCCTTATAAAACTTTATTGATAGAAGACGCTGGTGTTCCAAATTTATTTTTTAGAAATACTGGAACAGCCTCTACTCTTACTGCATCAATAATGTATAATCAGCCAGTTTCTCAACTGCATTTCGCAAGAAATAAAACTTCTGCAACTGTTTTGTCTACTGATCCAGTTATTTTTGATTTAAGCAATGGTAGAGTAGGTTTAGGCGGTATTGATCCAACTTATCCATTAGATGTTACTGGAACATCAGCATTTATTTCTAGATATCAAAGTTCTTCTAACTATGCTTTTTCAAGAATACAAAGTAATCCAACTGCATCTGGTCCTGTTGATTATGTAGCGACTGCATATGGTTCTGGAGATTTTAATTCTTTCTTAATCGGATATGATTTTGATAAAGCTGTAGCTGGTCCATCTGGGCCAGCTTCAGGGCCAACAACAAGAGTAGGTCAATTTTTCTTTCAAACAGGAAATGTATCAAATGTTTACGACGCTTCAAGAAACGTAGTAACAATTTCGGATCAAGGAGATATAAATAACAAAGGATTGTATACAAGTGATAATAATTTCTGTTATGGAAAATTTATAGATATTCATCGCGCATCTAATTTAACTGGTGGCGCAGTATACTTAAATCTTGATAACATAGATTACGGTTTTAATCATTCTGGAATATCAACTTATCATACTTTATTCCCAGCTTCTGGAAGAATTATAGGAGTTGATTTTACTTGTCAATTAAATAGTGGATTATCAGATGGAACTGGTTATTTAGTGTTTAATAATTTTACTGGATTGACTTTAACTAATGTTGGCGGAAATACATTTGTTAGCGGTGTATCGACAAGTGTTAATAAAAAATTCTTTCAGGTGTGGGACGCTTACTCAAATGATTATTATGATTCTCCAAGCTTATCAAATCATTGTTATGTTTCTGGAGTGATTACAGGACAAGGATTTTTAAATCTCAAAGCAAGAATAAATAATTTAACTGTTGGAAACAAGTTTACAAATTCAACTACTAAATTATCTTTTGATCGTTATGATTATGGAAGCTGGGTGACTTATTGTTTAAGAAACGATGGTTCAGGGGGGACAGTTTTAAGTCCGTTAACTGGAGCAATGAATCTTACTACAATTGCTGAATATTTTTATGTTTCAGATACAGATTCTTGTTCTGGAAACTATATTTATCAATAATGCCTAAATTTTTAACATTTGAAACAACAGCGGTTAAATTAAACGATTCTATTTTTCCTTCTAATACAGCTTCGTTTAGTTTACAAGCAAGTACTGTTCCTGTTTTTGATATAAATGGTAATCTTATTGATTATGCACCAAATGGTCCTATTCAAGGAAAATTTAGTACAGAATTTTATTTAACTGGAGCGTTACCGGATTATTTAAAATTTGATAATCAAACTGATGTTCCTATTTCAATTTCTTTTAATAATTTTAATATTCCAAGTGCATTCTTAACTAATTTAAGTTTTAGTGTGCAGCCTTATCAACCAATTTTAGTTAGCACAAGCTTTGATTTTTATCATGGTTTATTATCTTTGAATACAGATTTAAATGATACCCACAATCTGTTTAGACCAGCGAATGGAACTACGCAGATAAAAAATGAATTAGCAACTCTTAATGGTTTAACTAGTTATATAGTAACTTCTAATAGATCAACATACGCACAAAATCCTTATGATTTTATTGTTAGTAATTTTAATTATTCTTTTACAGTAGATAGGCAACCATTGTTAAGAGTCAAACAAAGTATTCCATCAAGAGTTGCTGTAAGACAAGTAAATGGTGAATTTGGTATAACAGCAAATAATATAGATGGATTGTTAGATATACATGGTAACGAGGCTATTTTTACATCTATACTAAAAGATTCACAAAATCCAAATGTTTATACAGCTATTGGATTGACTGGTATAATTATTGATCAAAATTATGTTGTCTCTGATTCTAGTTACGGAGTTGCAAATATAAAAATGATTCAGAATATAACAAAGAAAAGAAATATCGTTACTATTCCATTTGGAAATGATGCTCCTGAAATTTTTGAGCTATTGCCTCCAGTTACGAAAATATTTATTCCAGATCCTCCTCCAGAACCAGTAATACCTATTCCACCAATTCGTCGTCCACAACGACCAGTTACTCCTCCAATCAATCCTCCACCAGAATTAGATCCCGATTTAATATGGTTTAATATATATGCTGGAGTTACAAAATTAAATGAAAATTGCAGAAATAAGCCTAGCTCTCTAAATAATATTAAAACAGCAAATGCAATTGATTCCTTTATTGAAAACGATAATATCGTAGTTGATGGAATTAAACAAAAAATTCATTATAAAATAAATTTTGCTAATGTTCAAAGCGAGATATCAATGAATAAAAATATTGATTCAGATGGAAATAATATTCCTTATAATTATTTTGTTTGTACGATTGGAATAAATAAAAATGTTTTAGCTTTAAATCTAAGCAGCCCAGGATTTGATATCGCAACTAAATTTAATTCATATAAACTTACAGATTTAGATGATCCGTGTTATACAGAGAATTTATCAGAAAATGATCCTGCTAGATATTTGGGCCTTAAAGCAAGAGCTACAACTTATGTTCCTAAATATAATGAAAACGGAGAACAAGATGGTTGTCAAATAGAATTTCCGCCGGGAGGATCAACCTTATGCGCTTCTTGGAAAATTTATAAAACTTGGAATGAATTAATATATTCAATGCAAAATAAATATAATGAAGATCCTGATAAAACTACATACGAAATAATTTATTTAATGATTTCATGAAAGCTATAAACGACTATAGAATATTAATGCCAAATATTCCGTTTTATCAAACGGGAGTGACTTTTAATGAATTTGATGTTGTATATTATACAGGAATAAATCCCGGTACATATGTTGATGATAAAGGCAATACTAGAGTTGTCGCGGCTCCATTTACTACAGGATATTTTTATTGCAAAACAGATTTACCATCTGGAGAAAATTTTTTCTACAATCGTCCAGATGGCAACAATAGTGGTTATTATTGGACTAATCAATTTTTCTTTGTTCCAACTTATGGATCAACGGTTAGTTTTAAAGCAAACTATTATGAAAATAAATTCCAAGATGATTATACGGTAATCATTGGAAAAAGCGAAAATGTTGTTCAAGTTGATGCTAAGTTACAGTTTAATAATATTACAGATAACGAAGCCAAAGCATTAAATCATTTTTATCAAGCCTCTTTCGTTAAACCTTCTCAGTCTGATGGTCAGGGTTTATTACCAGTGCAAATGGCATTGTTTCCTCCGCATTCAAAAGTCAGGCCATTCTATTTAAAAACAATAGATAATAATTTTGAAATGGCGGATCTGAATTCAGTTTCTTTGACGCTTGAATCTCCATTTGTTTCTATTACGCAATGGAAAGAAAAATTAATCCCATATGGAAATAGTGATTATGATAAAAATGTAGAATACTCTAAGAATGATTATGTGTTTTTAAACAATCAATCTTCTAGTGCCGGTTTTTATTATTATACTGGAGATGAGTCTACAAAAGGAGCGAATCCAATAGAATCAAATGCAGTCTGGACACAGAAATTTTATTTTCAACCAGATAACGCTCAACAATTATCATTTAATTCTAATAGTTATAAAAATGATTTAGGTAATTTTTATTTGTATCAAAATGATGGTATAAATCCTAACTTTTTTGATTTTTCATTAACCTTCAATAACCGTTCCGACAAAGAAGCCAAAGCCATTTTACATTTCTTAGAAAATCATAATGGAATAGATCTTTTTGATTATGATATGCATACTTTTTTTACTGGAACAAGATCTTTTTATTGTCCAGAATGGAGTCATACATATAACTTTTTAGATAATAATTCTATTAGCGCAAGATTCATTGAATCTAAATTTAATTTTGATCGAAATTTTGATTTTATTACTGTTTTAATTCCTACTGGTTTTAATTTTGGCTTTTTGCCAAAAGGTTTTCAAATAAATAAAGAATATGGTATAGTAAACAGCGGAAAAAGATATCCAGTATCTTATACAATACTTGATAATGTTCCATCTAATAGTTCAGATATTGATAGATTTCTTCATGATCCAAAAGAAGATGCGACTATAAATGTGATGGCTGGCAGCACTGGTTATTTCAATATTATATATCAACTCCCAACAAATAAAACCGCATCGTCTCAAATAGAAGGATATTTTAATGTTGATCAGTCGCAAGACAATTTTGGAATAGTGGGAAGTTTATTTAAGATATATTATACAGGATCTAGCGCGGCTGATGGATCTTCTGCTCCTTATGATTTTCTATCTGGAGTTCAAAACTGCGTAGCTTCTCCAGTTTTATATGAGGATGAAGTGGCAATGTTAGTGAGATGGACATTGCCGCAATCGGGTTATTTTTTTACTGGTTTTTCTGGAAGAATATCTACAAATAGTGGTTTTTCTCCAAGTTCAGTAGTAACTGGAAAAAGTATATCAATACCTTTAAATACTTCTAATTATCTATATGATATAGGAACTCCAGGAATAACAACTTATGAAATGTTATTTACTGATTTAGATTTTAATACAGATTATTATGTTACAATAAGCGGAGTAAATAATACATATACCGATGTTACAGGGCAAGCTGTTTTTGCAAGCGGAGTTGCAGAAATAAATTCTTGGCCTTCATCCGATCCGGTTTCTGGATACGAAGCTGTATTTACAGGATTGACGACTGGAATACTAAATCAAATAGGATCATTGCCTCCAAATTTAAAATTAACTAAGAAAATAGAAAGCAGAACGATAACAAGTCAAAATTTTGATTACTTTGATGTTTATGATTATATAAAAAATAATTGCACTTTTGCAGATAAATTTAATTTATACTCTGGAATTGTTTTGAATTTAAATAATGTTTTTATAGGTCCAAATGATGTTTTTGATAATTACGATATATATTCAACAGGAACCTGCATAATAACTGGTAATTATTCTTTCATGCCAAGCGGATTAACAATAAATCTTTATAATAATTCCGCTATTTATGGAAAAGGAGGAAGCACAAGTAAATTATCTACAGAATCAGATGCTGTTAAAACCGGAAAAAATGCGTTATATGTTAATTGTAGCGGAAAATTAAATTTAAATTTAGATAATTCGTCTTTTATTGTTGCTGGTGCTGGTGCTGGCGACAATATAACTTTAAGAGACGTTGTTAATTTTTCTAATAATAAATTTGCAACTTTAAAAGATACTTTTAAACGAGAAGAATTGTCGTCATTGCAAATTTTTGATCCATTTACAAAAACATCTTATACAAAATCAAAAATAGATAAGATGTACACTTCTTTTAACGCAAGTAATAATATAACTATAAATGCAGATAAAGCTTCCACTCTTGGTTCTTCGATTTTTTATGACTTTTTTGATCCAACCATAATTCCGTCTGGTCTTGTTTATGGAAGTCCAGGCGGTTCTTTTGGAACTGGATATTTTACAGCTAATTTAGAATACGTTAAAAATTCAGAATTAAATAAATCTTCTAACCCATATGTATTGTCTAATATTTTTGCGGTTCAAGGATCTTTATATCCATTAAAATCTTCTTAATATGCCATTTATAGAATCTCAAAATTTAGTAGTAGAAAAAGAAATTCTTGCTGAATTAACTCAACAGGAAAAAGATGATAAATCTCAGAAAAACCCATTTTCTTCTTTGGTTATATTGCAAGGAGGACAAGGAGGATCTTTTGGAGAAAAAAGTTTTAAACCAAAAGTTATTTTAGCGGAGGCTAATATAGTTTCTTCAGAATTAACTCTAGATTCTAGCCAAATATCTAACTACTACAGTACAACCGAAATTAAAACAGAAAATGATTGTGGATATGCTATAGATTTTAAAACAGATGCTTCTAACCAATGTGATTTTAATATAGGAGAATATAGTCCATATGATAATTTAAATATTTATAGCGCTTCTCAGATTTTGCCTTTTTCTGATTTATATACTGGGGGAGTAAGTTCTTCTACCCCTTTATCTTATGGAGATTCTGTTGGTTCTTTTACTTTAATCACAGATCCAGGCGCGCCGATAGGAGCTTTAACTCCAACGTTAGATACTGAATTAAATCTAAATAAATATTATTTAGAACTAAGAAATAGTTCGGCTATAAATGATCCTTTTTATCTACAAAAAGCTATTAATTTTTCTGATGTTAATACGAGTGTTTTTGTTTTTTATGTCGCCCAAACTGATTTAGTTAGCGGATATGCAACATATAATACTGGAGTAATTAATGCCACAACCGCTAATCCAACTGGTGGATTTTTTGATACTTTAATTGATGTCGGAGATATGGTTTACATATCTCATCCTAGTGGATATTATGGTGTTGAAGCAAAAATAACTGCAAAAAATGGAACAACAAATATATATACATTTAACGTTGAAAAATCAAATAACGTACCTCCGAATCAGGTTATTTTTCCTGTAGGTTCTAGCGTTTCAATAATTGATGCGACATCATCAAATAAATTATCTATTTGGAATGAAAATCCTCCATCTAATATAGATCTTTATAATGATTTATATTCTAATGCAGCGTATGGGCTTCAATACAATATAGCTAAAAAAGTTACTACTAATCATAAAGAAATTTTTAATTCTGTATTTTTTACTGTAGATAAAAAATTATTTTCTGACCAAACTACGCCTCAAGAAATAAGTGCGTCTTTCGAAAGAATTGGGAATAGAACGTATATGCAAGATCAGTATGGGACAGATGTAGTAAAAAATCAAATTAAAAATAAGTCAAAATTTAATATTTTTTATCATGGCTTTGAAAGGCTAATTTCTAAAAATAATATCGATACAACACAAGCAATAACTACTTATAGCTGTGGATCTGATACCTCACCATTCGTTTTTCAGTCTCAAGTAAATCAAGATATAATAGGTTCTTTGCAAAAAGATGGAAAAACAGTAAAACTTATTGTTGGAAGTCCAATTAAAAAAATGACGGGTCTTGCTGCTAGATGTTATTATTCGAATAAAATATATGAGGTATTAATATATATAGATTTAAAATCATCAGATATTGAAAAAGTTTTGCTAGGTTTATCAAAAAAATATTCTCAAAAAACATCTTTTTCGTCACCTGTTGAATTTCAATCTACAGATATGTATTATTCTGAAACAGATAAAATAAATATTCTTGGTAAAATAAAGAAAACTTCTACATAATATGGCTGATTTAATATCTACACAATCATTAATTGACTTAGATCCTGATTCTTTTGTAGATCTTTTTGAAATATATATTAGCGAATCAACAGGTATACTTAGATTTCATGCTGGTAAAAATTTTAATAATTCATTGATATATAAAGGGAATTTTTATACTCCTGCTCCAATAGAATATGGAGGGTTTGAGTTTTCGGCAGATGGAAAACAAAGTCGCCCATCAATACGTCTAGCAAATATTAATGGCGTAATTACTAATATAATTAAAAATAAAAATGATTTAGTAAACTCAAGATTGAAGCGTTTAAAAATATTTGTTAAAAATTTAGATGATGCAAACTTTTCTGAAGGAAAGAATCCCTTTTTTGGTTATAGGTCTAAACGCAATGCTGTTAAAGGGTATGGTCAATCTTTTTTTGAAGAAAATTATATTATTAATCGAAAAGTAACTGAAAATAAATACATTATTGAATTTGAATTATCTAGTCCTTTAGACTTTGAAAATCAATTTTTGCCAAATAGAAAAATATCTGATAATTTATGTTCTTGGTCGTATAGAGGCTGTGGATGTAATTATGGAAAATTGCCTTGGATTAATCAATCAGGACAAAAGCAATCCATAACTTATACAAACTCTAATAATGAAGTTATAACAAAAACGGCAGATCAAATTTTTGGAACAAATATTCCAAATATTGGAATACCATTTGCGGATGAAAATGATAAAGAATTTTATTCTCAACATGGTTATGGTTTAAACATAGGTGATAATTATTATAAAGGTTTTTGGGATAAATCAAAAGCATATAATCCAGGAGAATTTGTCACTTTTTCTGATTCTGTTAATTATGATTTTTTTGGAAGTAAGTTTCAGTTTTCAGAAGACAATATTTCAATTTCAATTTATGTTTGTATAGAAGCCAACACTAATAATAATCCTAAATTAAATAAACAATACTGGATTAAAGATGCTTGCTCAAAGAATATAAAAGGATGTTCGTTAAGATGGAAAGGACATAAAGATGGATTGCCTTTCGGAGGATTCCCAGGAACAAGACCTTACAACTATCAAACTTAATAATACATTAAAAGATATAAAGTCTTTTTTGCTTTCTAATTATCCTTTTGAATCTGGAGGATTAGTTGATTATGGCTTTAATGTTTATAAATATACAGCAAATCATCAAAGTTGCCATAAATTTATGCCACCAGATGATTTCTTTTTGACTTTGATAAGAAAACCTATCCTTTTTTCTTTTCATAGCCATCTTCATTTATTGACTCCATCTGAAGATGATTTATTTTTTATTAAAAATTATGATATTCCTATTATAATATATAGTTTAAATTGGGATCGTTTTTTAAGTGTAAATATTAAACATGAAACAAGTTATTTTACATGGCCTATTGAAAAAGATAGCTTGCGCCTCTTTTAAGGCAAAAGTTGATTCTTTCGACGAACTTGTTTCTTGTATTTCGGCTAATTTTGAAAATTTTGGAACTAAAGTAAATAAATTAAGAGATAAATTTGATGGTTTATTGATAATTGTTGATGGTAATATAGTTGATAATGGCAGTGTTTTAAATCAAAAAATAAGAAATGCTAAAATTATAGAGTTAGTGCCGATTCTTTGTTTAGCAGCTTTTGCTTCTTCAACTATTTTGTTTACAAGTATAACTGCAACAACGGTTGCTGGAAAAATAGGTGTTTTTTTAATTAATACAATAATAATGTCTGTTATTTCTTTTGGTATTAGTTTTTTAATAAATAAATTATTAACTCCTAAAAATCCAAAGCAAGTTCAAACTTCTTCTTATATATTTTCTTCTAAAGAGAATGCGGCAAATAGAAATACTCCAGTTCCAGTAAATTACGGTAGGTTAAGAATAGGAACTCATGTAATAAGTAGTCTTGCTATAAATTTTGATTTAAGTTATGTCCTGAACAACCAGAATATTAGTAGTTTACCTTCTTCAACAACAACAGTTGGTTTAATAAGCGCTTCTATAAAATGAAAAAAATTATATTACATGGCATTTTAAAGAAAATGTTTTGTGAATCTTTTTTCATAAAAGCTGACTCTATTAAAGATATTTTTAAATGCATGTCAGCAAATACCAAAGATTATTCAGTAAAAATGAATAATTTACTCAAAAAAGATTATGGTTTAGGTTTAATTCTTGATGGTGTTTTGTATCACGATATTGAAAATGATTTAGATTCTTGTATTAAAATGGCTTCGGTTATTGAAATTTTTATTTATTCCGGTTTTAAATTTGTCGTTGCTCCTTTTGTAGCAGCCGCGATTGCAAAACTTACTTGGGCGGCTGTAGGTAAATTTATTTTATTCTTGGCTATAAGTATTGGAATAAGTTATTTAATCAGCATGTTATTAAAACCTGGAGACCCCAAGCAAATAAAAACATCTTCTTATATATTTTCTAGCAAAGATAATGTTGCTGCTAGAAATACTCCTATTCAATTAAATTATGGCAGATTAAAAGTTGGAACTAGTGTAATAAATGCTATTTTATTTAATTTTGATTTATCTTATCAGCCTGTTGTTGCAAATACTATAAAAATAGAAGCTGGTGTTGGAAATTATTCATCAAAAATATGAAACAAAATTCTGATTCATTATCTCAATTTGGAACTCAACTGCAAAATTTTTTAAATGCAAAACATTCTTTTGCTCCGTTTGCATCAAATACAAATGGTGGAATATTAGAATCAACAACTAAATACTATGTTCAGGATCTTATTGGAGAAGGTCCGCTGGCTGGTCTTGTTGATCCAAACGGAAATGAATTGATTTTGTTTGATGAGGGGCAAAATAATAGTGAAATATTTAAAGGAATCTATCTAAACGATTATTCTATAAAAAATAATATAACTAATACATACAATTATAATAGATTGGAAATTTTTTCTAGAGCAGGAACAGAATTTCAATCAGCTCTATCTGCTGATGGCGGTTCTATTTGGAGTACTTTTTCTTTTGCTAATCCTGGGGTTTCATACGCAATAGACAAAAGTCTTTATGGTTTACCTGAAGCTGCAAATGTAACAACATTTTCTTCTTCTCAAACTCATGCATCAAAACTGAGAATAGTGAGAGGTGGTTTACCAATAGTTTCTAATCCGTCTCAATCTACGGTATCCGCGACACAAAAACAACCGTTTTTTACTAATTCTACTTTAGCTCCAAAATTTCAACAAAATTCTAATAGTAATCCAGCTAATCAACAATCCGCACAGCAATCAACAGAAGCTTTCAATATTTCTGCTTTTAGTGATTTTAATTTTCAATCTTGTTTTGGAGCTTATCATGAAATCAAAGATGTTAATACAGATTTTTTAATATTAAGTTTAAAAATTCAAGCTTTGTATATTTTTGATAAAAAAGGAAATACTAGACCAAATTCTGTTAATTTTGGAATAAAAATTGGATATAAATTAAGAGAAGATTACGCATGTTATATAGTTCATCGTGTTACAGGAATAGCCAGTAGTCCTTATGAATTTAATTTGTTTTTCGACGTTTCAGATTTTGATTTTAGCCTTGGACCTTATATAAAAGTATTTAATTTAGATCAAAAGGTAGGCGCAACTGAAAATAAAGTCGGGAAAGTTATAGGCGTTTCTTCTGTTACAGAGATTACTTCTTTAAAATTTAGATATCCTAATAGTTGTTATTTTTTAAGTGTTTTTGATGCTCGCGGATTTACACAGCCTCCGAATAGACAATTTGATTTTAAATTATTAAAAATAAAAGTTCCAGAAAATTATGATGCAGAATCTAAAACGTATGATGGATTTTGGAATGGAGAATTCGATTCTGTATTAAGATGGACAGATAATCCAGCTTGGATACTATACGATTTAATTACTAATTATAGATATGGATTAGGAAAATTTTCATTTCAAGAAAGTTTGGCTGATAAATGGAGTATGTATAAAATAGCTAAATATTGCGATGAATTAGTTTCAACAGAAAATGTTTCTAAATACAAACCAGTAAAAATCAATAATATTTTTAAAAATAAAATAACAGTACAATCTATTCCTTCTGATAAGGCTGTTGATTTTAAGGCGTATTTTCCAATTGGCTCTAAAATAGATCTTGTCAATTTAGCTTTTATTAGTAAAGATGAAGATGGTACACCAACCACCGAATACAAGAGTTTTAAAAAAATTGTTGTCGCTGTAACACCAGCTAGTGATAATAAGTCAGCAACCATACAATTAGTTAATGAATTTGGAATACACAGAATTTGTAGTTTATTTCCTTCTGTAAAAGAATTTTTAAAAACTAATACAAAATACGAAAATCGATACACACAATCATTAAATGCTTTAATTACGGCAGTTTCTTCACCAGCTAACGTTTCTTCTTCAGCTAACGTAGGAAGCGCAAATAATGTAGCATTGACAGAATTTATATCTTATATAAAAACTCAGTCTTGTTTTTCTGAAGAAGAATTAAAAACTCATATAAATAATACAGGAACAGCAGCTTCAGAGTTTAAAGGTTTTCTGCCTTTATTGGAGCCAAGATTTAGAGCGAATATATCTTTAAGCAATGAAACGGATGTTATTAATTTATTAAATAATATAGCTTCTGTTTTTAAAGGTTTAGTTTATTGGTCTAATAATTTTGTTAATTTTGATAATGATCGTCCTAAATCTCCATCTTACTTTTTTAATAATTCAAATGTGAAAGATGGTATTTTTCAATATTCTAGTTCATCAAAAGATACAAGATATACAGTTGCTAAAATAACTTATTCTGATGAAAATAATAATTTTAAAGATCAAACTGTTTATGTCGAAGATCAAATAAATATAAGAAGATATGGATATGTTGAAAAAGAAATTATTGGTTTTGGAGTAACTTCTAAATCCCAAGCAAAAAGAATTGGACAATGGTTTTTAGTTACAAATCAAATTGAACAAGAACTGGTAAGTTTTACGGCTGGCCCAGAAGCGCTTTTGTTATTACCAGGAAATGTTATATCGATAACAGATGAAATAAAAGTAAGTGGAAGAAAAGGTGGTCGCGTAGTTTCTGTATCTAATGAAGATATAGTTTTAGATGATAGATATGATTTTATAGGAGCAAATGATACGATTGCATTTATAATTCCAAATTCTTCTATTTCGCCATCCGTCTTAAATAAAGAATCAGAAGAATCTAAAAATGGAATCTCAGATTCAAGAATAAATGAATTGTCCTCGACTTATATTTATAAATTTACAGTGCAATCAGTTGGTTTAGATGGTAATTTTAGAACAAAAATTGTTTTAAATATTAATAATCTAACAGATCAAGAAAAATCTCTTATTCAAACGATTGGGGCTTCAACATTATGGATTTATGATTCTAAATACGAGAGCGCATTAGCTTACTCAAAAAATTATAGAATAGTATCTATAAAAGAAAAAACTCAAACTGAATTTGAAATAGCTGCCGCAGAATACGAGGTAACAAAATTTGGTTTTGTTGAAAATAATAAAAATTTAGCTCCTTCGATTCTGTTTTCAAATGAACAAATCAATAGTACTGATATTGTGCCAACTAATATTTTAGCTAGTTCGGATACGCCTATAGACGTAATAAAAGAAGGATTTGTGAGCGATACGTCTAGAAATTTTAATATAAATGATAAATATGATTATTTAATACCTTCTTTTGATTATTCTGATAATTCATATAATACCATAAGCAATGTAGTAGAAATATTTAATAGTGCGATTTATACTTTCGCAACACAGAGATCAGTTTTTTCAAACGAGATAAAAGCTCAAATCAAAGGTTTGGTTATTGAATATGTGTTAAATTCTAAAAAGATCGCTTATGTTTGGAGAGATGGAGATTCTAATTCTACAACAATAGCTTTGCCGCAAACAGAAATGGATTTATCTTTTGAATCTTTGAGAGTGTATATAATAGGTAAGAACGATAACTTTTTAATATAAAATGTTTAAAGAATCTACAATTTTTAGTAGTGGTCCATATAAGATTACTAGTTTGTCGGCAAATTTAAGCTTGTCGTCAGTAACTAATCAGCAGGATTATGGATTTTCTACAGATGTAGATATGGTTTTTGCTTATGTGGATGTTCAAACAATAAATTTTTCATGGGATATTTTAGATCCTATAACTAACAAATCAGCAAATGTAAACGATGGAATTTTTGGGTCTTTTTCTGTTTCTTTATTAGATCAAGATAATGAAGTAGTATCAATACTTAATTCTTCATTTAAGGATAAATTTTATTCTTTTGATCCTATAGTTTTACCATCTTTTTCGCAAAGTTTATATAGAGATGTAAATTTTTTAAGAAATTGTAAAATACAAATAGTATCAACAACGGTTGATGGTTTGGTTTCTACTGGAGTATTTGTTTTAAATTTTAAAACCCCAGAATTTGAAAACGTTATAGCTTCAACTAGCGATAGTGTTTTTGTTAATTATGAATTGACGAATAAACAATATACTAACCAAGTTATATTACAAAAAAGTTCTTCATTTTCTTTTGATGATGTTGAGGATCAAACCAATTCATTTCCATCGTCTTCAATATCTTATTCGCCTAATTATTTAGAGAAAAAATATTATCGTTTAATATCTCAAGATTTTTATAATACTGGTAAATCTTATGATATTGGTTTAATTAAATTAGATACATTAAATGAAAATAGTTTTGATATTAAGCCTCAGAATATAAGCGGGGCTTTGTCTATAGATTATGATAATGTATCTTACACTTTTGATAGGCGATTATTTATAAAATGGGCGAGAAATTCGTCTAATATTCCTCTTAATTATGAAATACAATTATTAAAGAGCGGAGATTCTAGTGCTAGTGATATATATTATTATAATTCTCCGAAGATAGATAAAATACAATCTATTGTTCAAGGTACTGGAGATAATCAATTATCTTTTTCTCAGCAAGGTATAAATCCATTTTATTCTGGAGTTTCTTACGAATCCATATTTGCGCCTTCTGGAGCAAGCGGTATTCAATGGAAGCCTCATACAATAATTTTAGATTCAAGAGGAACATTTCCAGGTGGAGTATACAATTCATCTACTATAGATAATTTATATAGTATATCTTTTGATTCTGGTTCTTTAAATTCTCCAAATATTTATTTAGTTTATTATTATGATGATAATAGTAATTCTTTTATTTATTATCCAAGCGAAGGTTCATACAGTTCAGGTTTGTTTAGTGGACAAGTATCTAATACAACAAGCGGAATAAGTTATCTTAATAATTATACAGGAGCATTGATTGCGGAAAGAGTTGATTTAAATTATCCAAGTGGATCTGTGGTTGTTTCGCCATTTGAGCCTTCTTTTTATATTCCATTTTTTGTATCTGAAAATTACCAAGTCAGAGTAAGAGGGGTTTTATCTAATAATGATTATACAGATTTTTCCGATTTAATTACTTTTTCAAAAACGACTATTGATGAACAGACTCTTTTGGTGCATGACCCAAGCAGTGGAGTTGGAAATGGAACATCATTAATAGAATGTTTTACTCAAGCATCTCATGGTTTCACAACTGGTAATCTTTTAAGATTTGATGGAACTACTTGGTATAAAGCAATAGCCGATTCCGCTGAAAATGCAGAAACAATAGGAATTGTTCAAACAATCGATGGAGATGAATTTTGTCTTGTTTTAAATGGTAAAGTTGAAAATTTAACAGGTTTAACTCCAGGCGATGTATATTTTCTTTCTCCTGATTTTTCTGGAGAATATACTACATATGAAACCGACATCGTTGGGCAAGTTTCAAAACCAGTATTAATTGCAATATCTTCAACTGAAGCTAATTATTTAAATTATCGTGGTGCTGAAATTTCTCCATCTGCTCCAGATGCTCAATTGGTATTTACTGTTAGTGAAATAAGCGGATCTTCAATTTCTAATGTCATAACTGGTGTTAATAAATTAAGATTTGATACTGATGCTGGTTTTGAAGTGACTGATTTAACTTCTGGAGCAGTAAAAATATCAATGAATTCTACGTTTAAAACGTGGGAAGTGTCTGGGCAACAAGATCTAGTTGCCCAAGGTTTAGACACAATAGAATTTATTGCTGGAACAGGTATACAAATAACTACAGATCCATACTCTATACCTAAGTCTATTCGTTTTGATTTTACAGGTTCATTTAGCTCTTCTGGTAGTAGTGGAAGTTCTGGAAGTTCTGGAAGTTCTGGAAGTTCTGGTACTAGTGGTAGTAGTGGTAGTAGTGGAACTTCTGGTAGTAGTGGAACTAGTGGAACTAGCGGAAAGAGTGGTACTAGCGGTACGAGTGGAACAAGTGGTTCAAGCGGTTCAAGTGGATCTAGCGGTGGAAGTGGAACTAGCGGTTCAAGCGGATCTAGTGGTACTAGTGGTACTAGTGGAACCAGCGGTACAAGTGGTATTAGTGGAACTAGTGGCACAAGCGGATCTAGTGGTTCAAGCGGCTCAAGTGGATCTAGCGGTGGAAGTGGAACTAGCGGCTCAAGCG